GTGCTAGCTCGGTCCACGTAGATCGCATTTCTGCCTGGGACGGTAGAAGCTAGGACATTAAGGTTAGCCGACTGTACGCCCGATAGAAGTAAATCCCCTGTCAGCGTTCCAGCAGCGTTTAACTGTTGCGTGAAATTGACATTAGTAATCGGCAGTTCGCCAATAATGTTATTAGTCAGTAGGTCGGCGAATAGATACCGATAATAAGTAGTAGCCATTTGCCTATCCTAATCGTTATTTAGAAATCGCTCCAAGAATAGCCGTAGGGTCTGCTTGTGGGATTGACTTAGGTTCATTGGCTATAAACGCTGCTTCAACGGTCACAGGAGTAGGCGAAATAAAATTAGTTCCGTTATATCCCCAACCGATACCTGCTGAACCCGCAATAGGTTCAAACTCTACGCAAGTTTTAGTTGTAACTGTTTCAGCAATTTCTAAAGTTTCAGCAAGAATAGTGTTAATTACTACACCATCTTCAATTACTGCAAAGTAAGCCATTAGTTTTTCTCCATTTTAATAGAATATGTAAATAACGCCTTGTGAACCGTTACCACCAGCACCACTAGTAGCCGTGCTTGTGCTTTGTTGTTTATTATTTCCTTGACCAGCACCACCACCGCCACCGCCACCAGCACCATAACCAGTTGCGTTAGAACCGCTAGAACCGTTTGCCACGTTAGAACCAATTGCTGCGCCACCTGCGCCACCTGCGCCACCAGTACCCCCGTAAGTTGTAGCCGCACCACCAGCACCACCAGATACAGGAGTGGTTGAAGCAGCGTTTCCACCACCGCCACCACCGCCACCACCGCCAGCAAATAAAGCATTTAGATTTGTTATACCGTTAAATAAAGTAGTGCTTGTAGCACCATTACCCTGAAGATTAGCCCAACCACTTCCATTGGCTGATGTAGGAGCGTTAGAACCAGCAGTTCCACCAGCGGCACCAACACCACCTGTGCCTGGAGTTTGACCTGAACCTGAATTATTTGCACCGCCACCACCACCAGCACCACCAGCAGATGAACCCATATTAAAAAAAGCCGTAATAACGCTAGAGCCATTGTAAAAAGTAGGATATTGGTCATTCATATACAAACCAGTAGTACCTATAAAACCGCCACCAAATTGTGAAGATAAACCAACACTATTTGCAGTGTAAGTATTACCATTTGAATTTAATAAAGATGCGTAATTGCCTCCGGGTCCACCATAGGCTCTAATATCAGCAAAAGCAGTATTTCCACCATTGTTACCTGAATTTGATCCACTAGTAATTGTACTAGCAGTACCGCCAGTACCACCAGCACCAATTGTGTAAGTAACCGAACCCGCCATTAAAAATGTACCAAAAGTCACAACACCAGCAGCACCACCATTACCACCAGCGCAACCAGTTCCATAATAACTTGTAGGGTTACTGTTACCACCTGAACCGCCACCGCCACCAGCACCTATGCATAGAACGTAAACTAATTGTGGATTAGCAGCAGAACCTAAAGTATAAGTACCTGATGATGTAAGAGTTGCGCGTAATTGAACCTGATTACTTAATGCAACTGGAAATTGAGATAAACCCATTTATCTAACCCCTTAAACTATCGTGATGCCTGAAACTTGCGCGTCTATTTGAGGCACGCTTGCTCCGACAACAATAGATTGCGTTGTAGCAAAATACTGTTTAATATCAAGAAAAGTAGAAGCGTTACCGTTGATAGTTAATTGCTTTGCTACGGCAGTTCCGTTAATAGTTAAATTAACTGTTGCGGAAGATGATGTTGGATTAGAAAATACTGCGTTTGTCACGATTCCGTTAGTAGAAGCAGCAAGTGTGTAGTTAGCAGGATATTTACCAAACGCTCCTTGCGTAATAGAAGTTGAAGATAGAGTTTGAGTTGCTGAGATGTAGGTAAAGAGTGTCGTTGATGGAATTGAGGTAACTACATAAGTTCCGTCTGTTGCAGCCTGTCCCACATTCACGCGCACAATATCGCCAATAGCAAGACCGTGTGCTGAGCCTGTTGTGACGATCGCTGTGTAGTTCACTACAGCCACGTTAGAGATCGTTCCACCGACAGTTACACCTGAGTTAATGATTGCTGAACCATTAGGAGTTACTGAGGCTGAACCGATATTGGAAGCAGTTACTACATAAGTTGCCGTGTTGAGTCCAGGAAAAGAGTTCACAGGGAATAGTCCGTCATAAGAAGTACCGACACCCTGAATAGAGATAAGTGAGCCGACCTGAGATAGACCGTGGTTAGAACCAAAAGTTACTGTTACGAGGTTTGAGGTAAGAGCAGCAGTAGTAACTGTACGAGCCACGTTAGTTGCGCCATATTGAGGATTACCTCTAAAGAAATTGACTGGTGTATTAGTTGCCATTTACTGCTCCATCCATATCCGCGCCATTTTAGTAGGCACCCATAACGAATTCATATTCTAGTGACGCCACATTTACTGCACCTGCGAGAAGGTTACCACTTGAATCGAATCCGTTGAGGACCGTTCCAGCGGAAGAGATAATCTGCATAGCGTTAGCTGTTTGTCCTGAGTTGAGGACAATTCTAAGAGGTACTGCCGTTGAAGCAGCTGAGGAAATTGTAGGCTCGATAATCTGAGCGCGGACGCGGACGTCTGTAATGTTTCCTGATGAAATAGAAGTTGCGCCAGCAGCTACAGCTACCTGGGCTAAAGCTATTGAGTTAGTAGGAGTGCTAGGGACGGTAGGGCTAGAAGCTGCTGTGCCTTTGACTACGTTAATAGCTACTGAGTTAAGAGAGCCTGAATAAGCTGCGTCATTGACGGTAATACAAACAAGGTCAATACGAGGGTTTGATGGGTCCGCAGTTGTAATTGTTGCTGTGGCAGCAGCGTCGTTATAGGCCATATAGGTACCCATATTGGTCTGGTAAGTACCGAGGATCGCAGCCCAGCCTGCAGCTACAGATACGTTCATACCAGTCGCAGCTGAGACAGCAAGGTCAGCTGATCGGATTATGCCAGAAGCTCCCCAAAGAGAACCAGTAGTGGTTAAGCGATCATTTTCAGCTGTGTGAGAGCCGTTCTGTAACCAACTAGGGGGTGTGCGTAATGCCATTGGGTCTCCTTAGATATAAGCGTTTCGCCAGGAGACGCTTGCAGAAGTCGTACCTGTAAGTGTACCCGAAGCATTGAAGTAGAAGGCGTTATTGCCTGGCTGAGCATAAAACCAGTTGGAGCCACCCTGTAAAAGGTTACGAGCTGGGTTTCCGTTAAGAGTAATGGTCTTAGCTCCCAGATCTATTACAAGTACGTCCGTGTTTGTAAAGCTGTATCCAATAGTTAGATAATTTCCCGTTGTCTCATTACCGAATACAGGGTTAGTTGCTGGGCCGTTCATTGTAATAACAGGGTAAGTATTTGTCTGCCCTGAGTTAAAAACTGGCGTGTTTGGTGAATAGGTGCCTGAAAGGTAGGTGAGGTTATAGGTACGGTTGTATGTACGGCCTAACGGACCGTCAAGACCCAAAGTAGCCGATAAAAGGCTGTTGTCATAAGCTCGTGGATCTGGGCAAAAGAAGGTCCATTGAGAAGTGATATAGCCGTAGGTGAACTCGGGGGTAATAACGGTCTTAGCGTCGCGTACGCGAGCATTGAAGAATTGGAGGTTATTCGCAGCTGAGAGCTGGAATTGAAGAGGGGTAGTACCTGTCTGCTGAGGCTGGACAGCAGCTTTAAGAAGGTTGAAATTTGACTGAGCGCTGAAAGAAATTGAGTTTGTTACTTGACCACCTGAAATATAGCTATCGGTTAAAGTGACTGGGATAGTAAAGGTTGTAGCAGAAGTAACCGTGATTACCTGAGAGGTTTGGTTATAGCCTGCGCCAGCTGTGCCAGAAGGGTTTCCGCTGGAAAGTACGCCAGTAATAGTGACTGTCTGACCTGTTGAAAAGCCGTGAGAGATTGTTGTCGTATAAGTGATAACGCCAGATCCTGTAGCTGTAGCTGTTAGGACTGGGACCGTAGGCTGACCTGAAAGAGTAAGAATGGTAAGTGTGATTGTACGACCACCCAAAAAATCACGGCCCGAGAACATACCGTCATTAAAGCCCTGGGTATCGTCTTGATTGCGGATTGTAGGCAGGTTAGTAATACCGTCAGCTGCAGTGATTTGATACGGCGATCCTGTGCCACCAAAGGCAAAGCCATTCCAGCCGAACTGGTAATTATTGAGCGCTGTTAAGGTAGCCATTATCGTTGAAAGGTACTCATAGTAGGTGTGCTCATTAGTCCTTGCGTTTGTCCGACGGTAATAGCGTTAGTTAATCCCGTAGTTATAGAAGGTAAAGACGGATCAGTTGTATAAACGTTTTGTGTAAGACTACCAATAATAGGTGCAGAGGATCCAATTCCAGGACCTTGTGGAGTAGCGTTAGGCACATTAAAACCATTAGACGACGTGTATGTTAATGGTGCTGAAGTAATTGAACCCGCTGGAACAGAAGTAACGCCACTGCCAATTCCAGCCATTTTACCCATAGAGGCTAAAAGAGCCATAACAGTTGTAATTTTTGTTTGTAACGCGTCAAGCTGTTTCATTGTTGCGTCAGAGATAGCGTTAGTTGCTTTTGTGTAATTATCTTGAGCTGTCTGCAAAGAGTCGGCAAGAGTTTGAGCTGACTTTTGCAAGGCAAGATCCCTGGCGTCCGCAGCTGCTTTGTTAGCTTTATCTAGGGTAACTTGAGCTGCGTCAAGCTGCTTCTGGAATGCGTCTTGTTGCTTATTAAGCGAATCTGTCAAAGCTGCTGAATTATCAGACAGAGCCTTTTGAAGATCTACGCTTACTTGAGCATAAGATTGAGCAAGCTGCTGTGTAGCAAAGCTTGTACCGTCATTCATTTGTTTAGCTAGGTCATTGAGACCGTTTTGAGAAGCGTCTTGAACCTGAGCATAAAGCTGTTTAATTGAATCTTGGGTCTCAGGCGCAGCTGTTAATACGGATTGAGCGAGCGCGTCACCTTGTGACGGCCCCTGGGCAATAACTTCGTTAATAAAAGATTGGTTATACCCTTGAGCAGCTAACTTTCCAGCGTCCTGTTGAAGCTGTGTAATTTGAGCTAGTTGATCTTGGAGACCTGCAACTAGACCACCAGCGCTGCTACCGCCAGAAGTAAAGAGCTTACCGAGGTCGATCTTTGTAGCAGACTCAAAACCGCTGGTCATTACGTTAATAGAATCTTGAATAATCTTTTGCTGGTCGTCTACGGCCTTTTGTTGTAAAGCTACAGCCTTATCAGCATATTGCTGCTTAATGTCAATAATCTTTTGTTCATTATCAGCCGTGGCAGTAGCTACAGCGTCGTCATAGGCTGTTTTATTAGCCAGCATTTTGTCGTTATAGGCGCTTGTAATATCTAGGACTTCTTGAGAATGTTTAGTTTGAGCCGTGGTTACAGCGTCATCATAAGTAGCTTGAGCAGCAGCCATTTTCGTAGCGCGATCGGCAAGAATTGTCTGCTCTTGAGCAATATAAGTTTTAAGTTTTGCTTGATCAGCTTGCATTTTTTTGTCAGCAGCTGCAGCGCCCTTAGCCGTGCTGCCACCTGGAACCAAGCCAGCAATATCTGGTGAAACGCCATTGGTTCCACCCGTAGCTTTAGCTAGTTGGTCAGCGATATTAGGGAACTTAATGTCAATTTTTTTGTTTGACAGAGAGTCAAGCTTGTCTCCGAACTTGCCAATATCCAGAGCTGCGCCATTGACGGCGCTCGCCATACCCTTGAAAGCTCCACCGATAAACGGTAAGTGGCTGGCAGCTTCAATTACCTTGCCGATAGCCCCTACCAGGTAGCCAAAGGCGTCTACAACGAGCTTGAGAGCGTCTACAACTATCTTTCGGAAGGTTTCTGAGGCATTCCATAGTTTAACGAATCCAGCTACTGCTAAACCAATTATTGCAATAATAGCCACAATTTCTCCGTTAGCTACTATCCAGGCCTCAGCTTGAGCATAAAGAGATTTTGTGACATTTACTATGACGGCTAATAAAATTGTGCCAATTACCAGAGCTACAGCTTCTAAAGCTGCTTTGTGATTAGCTAGCCACTGAACAGAATCAATAAACCAGCTTTCAAGCTTTGTTAATACTGGGAGAAGAAGAGCTCCAATTTTTTCTTTAAGATCCTCTGTCTGAGCTCCCATAATTTGTAGCTTGCCAGCATAGGTCTCAGCATAGGCAGCAGCTTGACCGCCGATCTTTTGATTAAGTTCGTCAAAAGCTTTAGTAATAGCTTGGTTTTTAGGCAGGTTAGTATCTAAGACAATACCAAACTCGCGAAATGCCCTGGCAGCACCAGTTGTACCGCGCGTAAGGACGGTTGCAGCTTGAGCAAGATCTTCGTGCTTGAGGCGAGCGTAATCCGCAGCTACACCCATAAGCCTTTGAGACTCAGTAACTGATCCAGTCGCCGTAATCATCTTTGTTAAAGCTTCGCGGGTATCGTTAGCCTTAAAGCCTAAAGCTTCCATTGAGGTTGTAGATTTTTCAACAGCTTGACGGTTAGCGTCTGTGTTTTGTTTTGCGTTATTCATAGCTACGCCGAGGGCTGCTATAGAAGTTTGAGCGCCCTCAGCTGCTTTTACTGAATCTTTAAGAAATCCCTCGAATGCCTGAATACCCTTTTGGATTTCTGAGCTGGCAAAAGTACCGAGCATAACGCTCTTGAGATTAGTGAACTTACTAGCTGTCGCCTCAGCTGCAGCCGAAATACTTTTAATGCTGGTGGTCGCCTGATTGACCCCAGTCTGAACCCCAGAGGTTTCAAGATTGACGGTGATATTTAGTGGAGGGATCTCACCTGCCATTGACTATCCCCCTAAAGGCCTATAAGCGTAAGCAAGAATCTGACTGAGCTGACCTGACGTAACAAGAGTTGTCAAAGCAGGCTCCATATAAGGATATTTTACCCCACTTGTCCACTTGCCACCGCCGAGTTCAAGTTGTCTGGCATAAACAGCACCAGCTCCGACCTCAGCTGTATAAGTACCAAAACCTCTGCGACCAGAAGAATATGTCATAGAAGTTAAAAGAGTTCCCGTACCTCTGTTAGGACCGTTATTAGATCCGATATGAGGACCGTATTTGTAATACTGCTTGCCTGCGTTTGGTCCGCGCGTGACCGTCATACGCACTGGAGGATTAGGAGCTGAATCAGCATTTGTTTTAGCGTTGATATACGCCTGGCGAGCTATTAAGCCCATAGCGTTACCGCTAGCTTGATCAAAACGATTAAGCCAGCGCTGCATACCAGCTTGAAACTCAGAAAAATTGTCAGCCACTACGGTTATTCGCTTTCTCTATCTGCTCGCTTTTTACTTCTTCTAGGGTATCAGCGATAGCTAGTAGCCAGTCGGACTTGCCAGCTGGTAGATTATCTACCTGATCTGGAGTCCAGCCAAAACGATCTGCGAACTTAAAATACCGCCACTCTTCATCTGGATAATCCATATCCTCGTGGCGTTGAAAGCCCTGGAGTCTTGACTTTAGGCGTTGGAGCTTTCTGTAGGCGCTTTTGGGTCTTTTTCAGTTTCCTCAGTCTTAACTAAAGCAGGAAATAGAACTGCGCTAACTTCTTCTGAAGCTTTTACAAGAGCGTCATAATCTGCAATTTCTAGCTCTTCTAATGACTCGGGCTTAACAGAAGGAATAATTAGGTCGTAGGACCATTCTTCAACGATTGTAGAGATAAGAGCTTCACTGAATGCTAGACCTTTAGCAATATCGCCAGTGAGACCGTCGCCAGCTTTGATCACACGGTTACGATCCTTGACTCTGAGAGTAGCTGGATCCTTAATAGTGACGGTAGCTCCAGAGGGGAGTGAAATCTTCTTACTTGCCATTTTTGCCTCCTATAGGTTTCCTCATATCTTAGAGGATAAAAGCCGAGTAGGGGAATCGGCGAGGCAAAATCTAGCCGTGTTCCCCTACTCGATATTAGGGTTTATAGGTAAGCAGTAGTTACAGCGTTTTTAATAACCCACTTGATAGGTGAGTATCCGACTGTTCCAGAATCTGTGAGGTTACCTTGAGCGTTGATATCAACGAGAACTTCTACGAAATCCTTTGAGCGTTCGATAACAGCGAGTGTGTATGCACCCTTTGTAACGGTAGCTTGGATTTGAGTCTGTGAAGCGCCTGAGCCTTGAGTCCAGTTGAACACAAGAGCTGGTTGAGTATTTGTGAGGTAGTTTGTGAGCTGTGCGTCAGCTTCCATAAGGAAAGTGACCTTGCCTGTTACTTCAAGAGCTCCTACGAATACCTGGTAAGGGTTTTGTGTATTTCCGATACCAAAGATAGGAGTTACTGGACGCTTCATATCTATATTTCCAGTAGTCGCGTTAGAGACCGTGGTTCCAGCTACTGAAACTGTGCCGTACCAAACAGGGGTAGGTAGGACGGTTGAGAAGCTAGGAGTAGGAGTTGAAGCTGTAGCTGAAAGCCAGCCAGTAGACTTTGCGTCGTACTCAAGAAGTCCCTCAGCTGTGAACTTGAGAGAGAAATCGTGAAATTGCTGTCCAGCATAAGCGCGAACGTTAGCTGAATAGAAATCTGTCATTGTGAAGGCAGCTGGTTGAGCGTCTGCAGCTGCTGTAGCTGAGTTTTTAAGAGCAATAGTGTGGACGTACGGTGCTGAGCCTGAAACTACATCTTCACCGAGAAGTCCTGCGATTGGATAGCCGATTGTGTCCGCAAAAGCTGCTCCACTAAAGTCGAATGTAGAGTTTCCGCGACCTTGAATGTAGTTGTAATTCTTAACGAGTGATCCACGTAGACCCTCATCATAGAGAGCTCCGTACTTATCAACTGGCTTGAGGGTAGAAGCTAGGACAGGGATAAATACAGTCGGTGTAACTGGTGTTCCCTTTGTTGTCTCTTTAGCAATACCTACGTACGAACGGTGTGTATTTTGTACTGACATTTACTCACGCTCCTTGCGTTGTAGCAGACGGGGCTGCTGGTGTCGGTGCAGCTGCAGCTGCTTTTTTAATTGCTGTTGCAGGAGTTACGTCGGCTGCCGTGAAATCTGCTGGAGCCTCAAACGTGTCGCCTGGTTTTACTGTCAGTACAAGCGTAGGAAACTCACGATCGCCGTCGCCTGTGTAGGTGTAGCTTGCCATTTTTCTCCTATGCCTGGATCATTTCAGTTACATCAAAACGAATCTCTGCGAAAGTTTCAGTAGCGCCGTTGTCTGACGTTATAGGCTCTCCGTAAAGAGTATCTATCGCAGGCTCGGCACCCTGCCACACCAGATTTCCAGTCGTATCACCGAATCTATGATCTGCTCGCAGCGTTGCCTTAATGTTGTCTATAAGTGTATCAAAATCTGTCATAGCGTCCTCGGCGTCTCTCTGCATTGAATGGTGAAAGACCTGTAGAACGACCGTGAAGTCCACTTGTTTCCAGCCGTTAGTAGCTCCACCGATAGCTATGCGCTTTTCACGTTCACTCTGAATAAAGATTACAACTGCAGCTCTGGAAAGCTGTCCAGCCGTCGCATTGACCTGGTAGTTAATGCGCTTTGGGAAAGAAGTAAATATCTGATTAAGCCCACCGATATTGGCATTTTTTAGATATGTATAAAGCGTACCTCGGACGCCTGTGCGACCTGCCATTTATCGAACCTTACGGAATGGACGCAGTAGCTCCTTAGCCAGTGCAAGGTCAGAGCCGATAATGTCTTGAACGCTAGGACCAGAAGAAGGTCGAGTAGTAACTGCCATAGTCAAAGAATTATCACCGCGAACCTTGAGGAAATCTGTAACCACCAGGATTGCAGCTTCTTTGACAGCACCAGGCATACCTGAAAAAACTGCGTTTGTATGGGTGTAGACCAAAGGTGTTGTCACTGGAACCGTCAAAGATCCATAGGTGTAATTAGAAGCTACCTGAAAGCGCTCGCTATATTGACCGTCATAAAAGTTAATTGTCTGTCCTGCAACGATACCTGTCGCGTCAGTAACAGTCACTGTGCTTGATCCAGCTGTACCGCTACCGATTGTATCTACGTAACCGCAGACATAGGTGTAATTGGTATAAATCTGAGAACCAGAAGAAGGTGGAAAACCGAACGATAAAGGCCCCTGGGAGCTGTATGAGAGGCTCATTTGAGCTATTGGATAGATCACCTTATCCGACTCAAACCAGAGCGAACTGAGGTCTGTGACGGTCGTTAAATTGGTAGGTGAAGGGCCATAGCTAAGAGAGTTGAAGGAGACAACAGGGTTGATCTCTGGACGGATAATGAGATTGCCTTGAGGGGTCATACGCGTACGCTGCTGCTCGATCATTGTGCGAGCGATTAAAGACTGGTTGAGGTGTGTGTTAATCCAGGAGCTAGCGCGACCAATAACAGTGAGGAGCTCTGCGTCTTGTTGAGCTTGAGTACCGCCTACTACAAGGTTGTCATAGTCAATAGCTGTAGGGGCATTTTTGTATTCAGCAATACTAAGGTATTCGTCATCTTGATAATACGGTGTGTTATTAGTTACCGCTGGTGTTGTCATACTCTATGTCCCCATCTGTGCGTGGCGTGGATTCGTACTCGTGTCCGCACCGTGAGCACTTTCTAAACCACGATCCGAAACCACATTGGGTACAAGTGTACCCTCGCTGACGGTCTCCAGGATTGTAAGCATTGAGAGAAGCCTCTACAAAGCCCTGGTCTTTTAGCGCTTTAATATGAGTTTTATTAGTAACCTCGTACAAACCAGACTTATCAGCTCTATAACGAGTAACTCCAGATTGACCTTTGATATTAGTTTCTTTTACGTGTCCGTCGCGTGGTACTAACCGTGCCATTTTTGCCTCTCTTAAACGATAAAGGGAGAGAGCCAAAGCTCCCTCCCCGTATCTTATTCAGTTTTTACTTATGCAGCTGTGATTCCTGAAACGATACCGTTCCAAGCTGGAGCTGTGCAGAAAAATGTTCCGCGGAAGTAAGTTGAGAACTCATAAGCGAACTGAGTGACAGGCCATTGGATACCCATATAGTCCTGAACGAGGTAGTTAGACCAAACGTCTGAAACCTCTGTGTCAGGGATCGGAAGGGTCCAGCTAATTACTGGAGCCACTCCTTGTGGGAGCCACGGATGAACGATTAGGTCCACTGACTTTCCTGTTACTTCGTTCACAATTCCACCGACGACTGAACCGAGGATTGCTCCTGTGGTTTCATCTTGAGTGATATTGAGACGGTAGTTAGCGTTAGCTGCACCCTTGATTGAGTCAGATAGCTGCTTGCGATCTGAACCGTTGATCAAGATAGCGTCTGGATCTGCCTTTACTGAATTGTATAGGCCAGCGAACACTGATTGGAACTCTGTTCCAGGGTTAGTGTTTGAGAATGTTCCAGCGATATTGTTGATATATCCGCTGCTTGATCCAAGTAGTGTAGGAAGGATTCCGTCATAACCTGTTGAGTAAGCAGAAGTATCAGAAGAAGCGCGTGTAGCTACTGCGCCTGTAGTTGTATATGGAGCCTGGTTTCCTGTTGAGGAAGTACCTGTACCACCGAGGGTGAATACAGTTCCAGTTGTACGGCCCTGGTACTTAGCATTAGCTGCACCAGTAGTTGTACCTACATATACGTTGTAAGCAATAGCTCCTGTTACAGAAGAGATTGTTACTGTAAGAGCTTGTGAAGTTGTAGCTTGTGACTGTACAGAAGTCAATACTGACTCACCGAAACCAGTTGAAGATACACCAGCGTCTGCTGTTACATAGACGTAGTAAGTTGCGTTTGTAAGAGCTGTTACTGAACCAGTTGCTGTTACAGCAGCAAGAGTTACTGTTGAAGGAGCTGCAAGAGCGCCTGAGTAACCAGAAGCTGTACCGCGACCCATCAACATCATTCTTTCTTCCATCAACATTGTTGCGTAAAGTGTTGAGGTTGAAGAGAGCTGACGTAGATCTTGATATCCAAGACCTGAGAAGTTAGCGTCGAAGCTAACTGAGTCAGATAGTGAGTATGAGTTGTACGGTAGAACGATATCGTCTGCTGTGTAGCTGATCTTTGGTCCACGCTCGAAGTTGATTGAACCGAAAGCTGTGGTTGTGGTTTCAGATACGCCAGGCCAGATCTGTCCTTGTCCACCTGTACCTGTACCTGTGTAACCAGTAATGCGCTTTACACGGTGAGAAGTACCGACACCCTTTTTACGAGGAATACGGTTACGAAGTGGTGTTGGACGTGGTGTGAGGAGCTTTGCAGGAGCTTCCAAGTCGAACGCAGCAAAAGAAGTGCTGAGTGGGCTTGTTAGCGAAATATCCTTTTGGATATCTTGCATAGCTAGACGTTGAGCTGAGATTGCGTTATTCAAGCCAGCTAGAGCGTCTGGTGTTAATGACTTTGTAGCAGCCATAGCTTCAAGAGCTGACACTGGGTCAGCAACTGGAGCTTGTCCTGGAACTGAGGAACCAGAAGAGAGAGCCTTTCCAAGCTCAGCCTGGTACTCGTCCATACGCTTAGCTGCCTTCTTAGGTGATTCGACGTCTGAGAAGAGGTCGGTCGCCTTTGGAGGTGTAAGAGCCAATTTATTTCCTTTCGAGTGGGTTAGTGAATTAGTCCTGGTCTACAGGCTTGCCAGCTTTAGATAAAAACTCTTTCTCTAAAGACTTATAGCCCTTAACCAGAATTGGATCAGAGGTTGCTGCTGCCTTAGCTTTGTATTCCGCAGCCTTGAGCAGTAGCTCGTTTGTTTGTGTCACGGCAATACGTCCAGTGCGCTTTGGCCCACCAGAGACTGCTGCTGACTTTGCTGTTACGAGCTCTGATTCAAGTGCTACCGCCTTTTCCTCAGCTGCCTTAGTTGCAGCTTGAAGTGAAGCGATCTCTGCCTTGACTGATTCAGTCGCACTCTTTACAGCTTTCTCTACGATCTCAGCTACAGCTGACTCGTCGAGAATATCGTTTGTTGCAGCTTCCTCAGCTGCTGGAGTTTCCTCAGATACTGCAACCTCTTCACCCTCAGCTGACTTGATTGAGCCACCGAGTTGATCTGGAGTCATAATGGTTGCAGTTGAGACGTTAGCCGTTGTAGCGATACCTGAGTTATTTCCAGCTATCTGAACGGTAGATAGACCGTGATCTTGTCCTGGCATACCGCAGCCACACTCTAGGCACTTGCCAATAGAGGCTGACTTAGCCATAGCGCATTTCATACAAGGGGTGCTGTCGCAGCCACCGTCAGCTTTACAAGCTTTGCAGCCGTCGCATTCGCAGTCAGCGTCAGCTTCCTTAGCGGACATTTCCATAACTGAACCTGACATATCGTTTGTCTCGCCTTCTTCATCTTCGCCGTCTTTCCAGCGAAATAGGTGCTTGATTGCGTCGATAAGCTCTTCAATATCGTCACGCTCATCTGAACCGTCAGCCATCTCGCCAGCTTCAACGATAATAAGCTGAGCTAGTGCGCGACGTGCAGTGTCATAAGACGCCTGATCGAACTTAACTGTGTCTCCTTTAGCTGACTTAACCAGCTCTAGGATTGTTTCTGCTAGGACTGATTTAGCCATTGGTTTCTCCTTTGTAGGTGTTACTGATTTTTCTTCTGTTTCAATTAGCTCTTCAACCTGGGTAAGTGTGCTGTCGCCACCGACAGACTTAGCTAATACAAGCTGACAGGTAGGGTTAGCAGGTCTATCAACAAGAGATAGTTCTACGATCTGACCGTCCACGATACGACCGTTAGCAGCCTTTGTATCGCGGATTACGCGTGGGCCTTTAATTCCGATTGAGAAGCCTTTTAATACTTTGTGTTCAACTTTACGAATTGAGTTAGGATCTACAATTTTTGCTTCGACGTAAAATCCGTCTCCCTTTTGCTCATACTCAGTAGCGACACCAGCTGCAATAGAGCTGTGTTGCTCACGAATGTTTCCACCAGACTTAAACCATTCTGGGACCGCTTTTGAGAGCCAGTCGTTGTCGCAGATCTGGTTGTCAATATCCAAGTCGTCAGAAGTCGCCTTGCCATAGACCGTCAGTGTTCCGTCGTCGTTTTTGTCATACTTAAAAATCTCCGCGTAGGAGGTAGCGAAATCATTTGCCATTATTGCTTTCTCCTTGTTAAGTCTAGTTGCGATACTTTCACTCATATTTAGTTTTAGGCTGAGTACACGAGGCAGACTGCGCCTGCTGTTGTACCTGCAGTTGAGATTGCATAAATCGAGTCATTACCGTGCATCCAGATTTGCACAGTTGCACTCGGAGCGAGGATTTGACCTCCATTGACACCAGACGCAACAGTAATTGCGCTATCACCGAGGTAGACAGGTGCTGTGTCGCGGTTTTGGATTTGTACAGCGACGTATCCAACGCCATTAGGCATTGTCAGCAATAGGGTTGGGTTTGTACCCACTGTTACGTTTATATGATTCAGAGCCATTAGAGTCCTATCTGCGTGTGTAAGTAAAATTGTAACGGTTTCACACGCCGTCTGCTTAGGACTTAGAGCTCAGGCCATTCGAAAGTAAGATCTGGTAC